TTTAAAAATACTGTTGGTACTCTTAAAAAAATGGGGGTTGAGAATGCTGTACATAGAGCAAAGGAGTTAGGTAAATTACCTAAAGCAAAAAAACGACACGGTAAATTAAGACAACGTCTATCTGAAAAAGATAGTATTGAAGAACAACGAAAACAAGAAATGGTTAAAATGGTTGAAGATATTCTAGCAAAAAAAAATAATAGAGATAGCGATATTTTAAAAAAAGATAGTGATAATAGTGTTAGTAAAATTTTAATTAAGAATCTACAATCAATTAAAAAATTAGCAGATAAGGAAGGGATCAGTATTAATAAATTAATTAATGTTTTAAAATCAGGTGAATAAAGATTTATACGGACATATGGTTCCACTACCCGAAGATGTTATTGTCTATTTAGGACAATGTTTTGATTCTGCACATGGAGCTGATGAAAATACCGAAGGGTATAAAAGAAATAAAGATTTAAGGGACACTAAAGAAGTGACCTACCAACAACTTAAACGAATGAAGAATTGGTTTGATGAGTTTAACGGACACGAAAACGAATTACCTCACATTTTAAATGGTGGACATTATGTTAAGGGGTGGGTTAATAATACTTTAGATTCTATGAGAGATAATGTTCAGAATACAAAACAAAATAAATCGGTAGTGTTACCTAATCAATTCATTCAACCGCATGAAAAAAATGGTATAAACGATATGAATAGACCAAGTAAAAGTCATAAAACAAGTATTGGTGACTACGACTTACAAGTCACTGAAAGTTTAAAAAGAATAAACGAAATAATAAAAAAAATAATATAACATGGCAACATCAGAACCTTTAGATTTTTCTCAACCGAAAAATGACTTAACGTCAATCGCTGAAATGGAAAGAGCAAAGCTTATTCCTAAGAATGATTATAAAAAAACGGCTTTTGAATACTCCTCAGTTAACCCTGACGCTATCGCCAATGGTGATGCTCAAGGTAAAGGTACTGGAGGTGATTTAGATGTTTATAATCAAAATGCCGGAGCAATCCAAGATATTCTCGAAAGAAAGGCGGAAACCGTAGTTAACGAATATCAAGCTAACAAACCATATACAACACCAAGTGCATAATGAAACTTTACAACATAACAAAATCCCTTATTTTAGAAGTAGCATCGATTGATTCTATCATTCATGCTATTAAAAAAAGACACAAAATTGTAATTTATTACGATGGTGATGAACCAGGGGGTAGAGGTTTAAGAGAAATTGAACCAGTTTGTTTCGGATATAGTAAATCAGATAATCCTGTTTTACGAGCGTGGGATAGTGAAGGGTCTTCCCATACTTCATATAAAGGGGAACAACCTCTTCCAGGGTGGAGATTATTTAGAATTGATAAAATTCTATCTTTTAAACCATCGGGAGAACACTTCCACGAACCGAGACCCAATTATAACCCAAATGGGGATAGAAGTATGAATAGGGTGATGATAAATGTTACCTTTGATAATGATGTAGAACAAACCGCTTAGATATGACAACAGACAATGAATTAATTCAAAAATTAATGGCCTCCAAAAGAATTATGGAGAAACATAACCAAATGCCGAGAAATGGTACACAAGGGGATGTCCTAACATCACCAATGGTGGAAGAATTCACAACCCCAGAAGCAAAATATAATTTGCCTTCAGATATGTTACAAGAAAGTAATATACAAATGAACAACTCAAGACCTCAGGGATCAACTAAAGATAGGATTATGTCATCAAAATTACCTGATGAGATTAAAATGTTGATGATTGAACATCCAATTCAACAACCAGATTCCATGGGAGGGCCTACATTATCAAATGATTTGATTGAGAAAGCTTCAAGATTAATGAATAAAGGTAATGGTGAATCAATAAAACAACAAGTAACCCAATCTCAACCATCTGTTAGTAACGATTCATTACGACAAATGATGAGAGAAGTTGTTTCAGAAGTTTTATCTGAAAATGGACTATTAGTTGAATCGGTTGGTAAATCAAATGATATTTTCTCATTTAGAGTTGGTAAACACATCTTTGAAGGAAAAGTGACTAAGATTAAAAAGGTTCAATAATTATAAGAATATTGTAGGATCCCTCACTTAACGGTGGGGGTTTTTTATGTATAATAGTTTCCTTTTGATAATACTGGACTATTTATTATTATGGATGAAAAAACAAGAAAAAAAATCATTTCTGAATATAAGAAAGGTAAAAGCAGTTTGGATATTGTTAAAATAGTTAAACTATCAAAACCAACAATTCTTAAAGTATTAAATGAAAATGGGTTAGTTAGAAAAAGAGATAGGTGTTCTAAACTAAAAATTGACAAAATTAATAACAATTATGTTATTATACGAACTTGCCCTAAGTGTCGTAACTTAATAGAAACAAAATCTAAAGATAAGACAATCGCGTGTAGAAATCACCTAACTAAGATTTCCAAATCTTCGTTATGTAAACCTTGTTCTCTTGAATTACAGAAAGGCGAGGGGAATTCCTTTTATGGTAAAAAACATAGTGAGACAACAATTAATAAAATATCTACATCAAGGAAGGGTAAAGGAATGGGAAATAGTAACTCAATGTCAAATCCTGTATGGAGAAAAAAATCGTCAGATAATTTAAAAAAGAAATGGGCTAGTGGTGAATTAGAAGAAACCCGTAAACTAATGTCCGAACATATGAAAAAAACAAGAAGGTTGGGTAAAATTAAATCTGGAATTACCTCAAGAAAAGAAAAAGAAATAATAGAGTTTTTAAAAGAATATAATATTCAGTCTATACAATCATATAGGGTTGATACTAAAATATGTGACATTTACATACCATCCCTTAATTTAATTATTGAGTATTTTGGAGACTATTGGCATTGTAATCCAAACAAATACCCTGAAGATTATTTTAATAAGAAAAAGGGTATGTCCGCTAAAGAAATATGGGATTACGATAAAAATAAGATTGATTTAATACTAAGTTATGGTTATAATTTAGAAGTGGTTTGGGAAAATGAACTCAAACACGACAATAAAAAAATTATAACAATTTTAGAAAAACATGACACAAAAAACAAATTCGCCCCTGAACGGTCGTGAAAAGATACGAGTACTAGTACTCCCGTCTGACCGGTCAGGGGTAGGTTAAGGAAAATTCCGTTCAGTTGACCCCCACGTAATGTTACAAAACATGTATAATGATGATTTTCATGTAAACATTGATTACGAACCAAAATTAAACGATCCTAACTATTGGAAAGACTATCAGATAGTTCATATCCATAGAAATATTGGTCAAACTTATGAACAAACACCACAATTACTTAAAGATTTAAAATCAATGGGGATTGTTACGATTGTGGATATTGATGATTATTGGTTACCAACAATGGAACATCCAATTTATAGGATTATCGTTCAAGATAAAATTAATGAGAAAATTGTTGCAAACTTAAAAGAGGCTAGTTTTGTTACAACAACCACGGAACTATTCGCCAATGAAATTCGTAAGGTTAATAAAAATGTGATTGTTTTACCGAACGCTATTGATCCTAATGAAGGTCAGTTCAGAACTAAAACAGAACCGGCTGATAAAATTAGAGTTGGATGGTTAGGGGGGTCTTCTCACCTACATGATTTAAAATTATTAGATGGATTTGTTTCTAAGATTGGTAAAGAACTTAATGACAAAATACAATATGTTTTATGTGGGTTTGACACTAGAGGGTCTGTAACGGAGATTAATAGACAAACGGGTGAAAAAACTCAAAGGCCTATTAAACCAGAAGAAACTGTTTGGAAGAAATATGAAGAAATCTTTACAGATAATTATAGAATTATTGATGATAACTATAAAAAACACCTAATGGAATTTAAAGAAGGTGATTTATCGAGTAGTATTCATCTACCGTATCAACGAGTTTGGACTAAACCTGTTTCGTCATACGCTATGAATTACTCTAAATTTGACATCTCATTGGCTCCTATTAAGAATCACATTTTTAATAGAATGAAATCTCAACTTAAAGTTATTGAGGCTGGGTTTCATAAGAAAGCTATAATCGCTTCTGAAGTAGGCCCATATACTATCGATCTTAAACATTGTTTAAAGAATGGTGAGTTTGTTGATGGTAACGCAATGTTGGTACAGGAGAATAGAAATCACGGTGATTGGGCTAAGTTTATTAAAAAATTGGTAACGAACCCTAATTTAATTGCTGATATGGGGGAACGTCTTTATGAAACGGTTAAAGACACGTATGACCTTAGGGTGGTAACAAAAACTAGAAGCGAATTTTACAAATCTTTAATTAAATAATAAAATGATAAAAATACCTATTACAAAAATTTTGTTTCTTGACATAGAAACTGTTGGTGGTTGTAAAGATTATGAAAGTTGTAAAACAAATAATCCACAAGTTGCTGAGCAATTCATCAAATACATCGATTGGTTTCAAAAAAGATTTCCTGAGGACTCTCAGTTATCTCTAGATGAGATTTTTGCTAAAAGAACCGCTCTCGTACCTGAGTTTGCTAAAATAGTTTGTGTTAGTGTTGCTTTTGTTATGGACAATGGGGAGATTAAAAGACAAACATTCTCAAATGATGATGAAAAACAATTATTAAAAGATTGTCAAACATTACTTAATCGTTGTGGAAAATTAGATTTTTATTTATGTGGGCATAATCTTAAGAATTTTGATATTCCTATGTTAGCAAAACGTATGATTGTTAACGGATTATTACCTCCGTCAATCCTACCATCATACGATACCAAACCGTGGGAGATTAAAGCTATTGATACCAAAGAGATTTGGCAATACGGATCATACACATCAATTGGATCATTAGATTTGATGTGTTCTTGTATGGATGTTCCTTCACCAAAAAATGGAGAAGTGACCGGGGATAAAGTTCACGATGCCTATTGGAATAGAAATATGTTAAAAGAAATCTCGGAATACTGTGAACGAGATGTTGATGTATTAATCGATGTTATTAAAAAATTAAAAGAGTTACAATGAAAGATTTAGATTTATTAAAAAGTCAAGCCGAACAATTACAAGATTTTATCGATCAATTTGATGATGATGATTTGAATTATGATAACATTTTTGAGGAATCAGGTCTTGACCTTAAATTATTGGAAAGTGAAATGGAAAACCATGTGACAAAATTAGATTTGGGGTACGTTAAGTTAAATTCTGATGCGACTGACCCTAAATACAATTACGATACTGACTCTGGGTTTGATTTACATTCAATTGAGGAAGTTGTTATTTCAGCATTCGGTAGAGTGTTGGTTCCAACAGGTATATCATTCGACATTAAGGATGGGTATGAAATTCAAGTTAGATCAAAAAGTGGTTTGGCGATTAATCAGGGTTTGATGGTGTTAAATTCTCCTGGTACTGTGGATAATGGTTATTCCGGGGAAGTTAAGGTAATTGTATTTAACACTAACAGTCATCCTGTAACAATTACAAAAGGTATGAAAATAGGACAAGCAGTCCTTTGTCCTGTGGTTAACGGTAAATGGGTGAACTTAGTTCAGAAAAATAAAATAAACGAAAAAGACAGAGGAGACAATGGGTTTGGGTCAACCGGAATTTAAAATATATACTTACAGTACTGATATTAAAAATTCAGTTTTTAAACAATTAACAACTCAATTAGATGTTGAGGTATTACCAATATTAACAGAATGGAGATGGGATTTTTATCCCAAATCATTATCATTGTATGAGACATTAAAAAATGTTGACGGTGAAACTATTGTATTGGTGTGTGATGCTTATGATGTATTACCTATTAATGGTATAACTAATGATATTTTATTACAAAAAATAATTAGTGAATTTGATTTAGATAAAATCACATTTAACGCAGAAAAAAATTGTTATCCTAACACTAGTTTAGAGAAGTATTACCCTAATGTTGGTTCAATATGGAAATATTTAAACGCTGGTTTATATGTTGGTAAAGTTAAGAATATCATTAGAATGGTTGAATCGGCTCTACCAAAAATGATGGGAGTAATTGACCAAGAAATATTTTCAATCATGTATTTGAATAATGATTTAAATATTGAAATAGATTATACTTGTAAAGTATTTCAAACATTATATATGATTGAAGACAATGATTTAACCATAGATAATGATAAAATAATTAATAATAAAACCGGTGGTACACCCTTACTTCTTCATGGAAACGGGAAATCACCACTTAACAAATTTTTAACCTATGACGAATAATACTGAATTATGTGATTATTTTTTTAAATATCACTCAGACAAATGTCCTCAAGTAGGACATTCTTACTCACCACATTATTATGAACTTTTAAAAGACGGTAAAGAAACATATTTAAATGTTCTGGAAATTGGAATTGGTAATAATGAATTAATGAAACCGTTATATGGTGAAAGATATATTGTTGGTGGGAGTTTAAAGGCGTTTAACGATTTTTTCATTAACGCAAACATTTATGGACTTGATATTAGAGAGGATGTTTTATTTTCTGAGAAACGAATTAAATGTTTTTACACTGACCAATCAAATTCCGAAGAATTAGTTAAATCAATTAATGTAATAAAAAAAAGTTCAAATGATGAAGATTTAGAATTTGATTTAATAATTGATGATGGTAGTCATATTTTTGACCATATGGTTCTAACTTTTAGAACTTTAGGTAAATATTTGAAACATAATGGGATATACATTATAGAAGACATAAAAAGGTTTGAATTAGATTTATTCCTTAACATGGAAATTTCGGGGTTTGAAATGATTAAAATTCATCGTGGTAACACAGGTCAAGATGATTTTATTGCCTATAGAAAAAAATAAATTAAGTATGTTTTTAAATATAATAACCCCATGCTCAAGGCCTGAAAATTTATTAAAAATTTCAGAGTCAATTAACATACCCGAAGAAAATTATAGATGGATTGTTGTATGTGATTCAGATTCATTACCTAATGAAGAATTAATCCCTAAAAATTGTGAGATATATCATTACAAAGATTTAGAAAGTATTTCAGGTAATTCACAAAGAAATCACGCTTTGAATATGATTGATAACGGGTTTATTTATTTTAACGATGACGACACTTTGATACACCCAGAATTATGGGTGTATATTAAAGATTTAGAAAATGATTTTATATCTTTCATACAATTAAATAAAAATGGGAATTTAAGGTTATTAGGAAATTTTATTAATATTGGTTATATTGATAGTCACAACTTCATAGTTAATCGAAAAATAGTTGGTGAATCACGATTTATAATTAACAAATACGACGCCGATGGTTATTTTGCGGTCGAATGTTTTAATAAGTCAAAAAATAGTTTTTACATCAATAAACCACTCTCAATATATAATCTTTTAAGATGATTACAATAATATATTCCACTCATAAAGATTCAGAATTTAATAAGAAATTTAAACAACATTTATTACAAACTGTTGGGGTTCCTAATCCTCAAATATTAGAATACGAAAATCACAACCAATACTCATTATCTGAACTCTATAATTCAGGTATAACCGAATCAATATACGATATAATAGTTTGTTGTCATAATGATATTAAACTTGAAAAAAACTGGGGAAAAAAACTATTAAAAGATTTTTCAGATAATGTTGATTATGGTATCATAGGTAAAGCTGGGTCCTGTTATTTTCCCGAATCAGGGGTTTATTGGGAAAGAATGACACAAACTATGGTTGGTCAAGTTTATCACCACCCAGAAGGGAATAAAAAATGGGTAAACAATTATTCAGCTAAATTACCGTATTTAATACCCGTAGTAACAATCGATGGACTTTTTATTTCTTTTGATAAAACAAAAATTAAACATGGGTTTGATGAAACAATCGGTCGTTTCCATTTTTACGATCATTTATTTTGTTTACCAAATTATTTAGATGGAGTTAAAATTGGCGTCACATCTTCATTCGAAATTACACACCAATCTGTTGGTCAACCAAACCAAGAGTTTTGGGAAAGTAAGGATAAGTTTTTAGAAAAATGGGGGAAAAATTTACCATTAGATTTATTACCGACTAACGTATATGCTCCTGAAATTAATGAAAAACCATTAAAAAACATTGGTAAAGTTGCGATAATAATACCGACTAAAGGTAAAGTTGAAATGTTATTTCAATGTATTGAATCTTTTTATGATTATTGTAACCCCGAATTATTCCATATTTTTATTGCAGACACTGGATCGACCGATGATGAAAAAGACGATATAAAAACTCACATAACCTTACATAATAATATTTCATTAATTGAATACGATTATTATAATTTCTCTAAGATAAACAACGATATGGTAAATAATCATGTTACCAAAGATTATGAATTCTTATTATTTTGTAATAACGATATTAAATTATTAAACAATGTTGTCTACGGAATGTTAAAAATTATGAAGGAAAACCCTAGGTCGGGAACTGTCGGTTGTCGATTACATTTTGGAGATAATACCATCCAACATGGTGGAGTGTTTGCCGGAGTTAATAAAACGGGTCAATTTGTTTTAACTCATAATAATTTAAAATCATATTATAATTTTCCCACATCATTTAAAAAGGTATTCGGAAATACTGGAGCACTTATGATGATCAGAAAAAAAGTTTTTGAGAAATGTGGGGGGTTCAATGAAAAATATACAACCTGTTTTGAGGATGTAGAATTAAATGCTCAATGTCGTTTATTAGGGTTTGAGAACTATTTTGACGGTAGTTTAGTATCTTATCATCTTGAGAGTCAATCTAGAGGTAAAGATGAGGATAATACGAAAGGAGAGTCGATTGATTATAGAGAAACATTATTACCGTTTATTTCTCAAAATTTCAATAGACTACGTGAACATATTGTAAATATCAACTAACAACACTGATTAGTTTACATTATAATAATTTGACATAAATTTTAATTAAAAAGTATTATGATACAAAAAAACAAACCAAGTAAGAATCAACCTACTGATGAGTCAAAAAAGAATGTGAATAGGAAGGAGTTGATTATGGAAATTGTTAAGAAAAAAACTAAAGAGAAATTTTTAACTCTAAATCAAAAAAAATATTATGATACATTAATCTCAAGTGAAATAACCGTTTGTTCAGGCCCGGCGGGTGTTGGTAAAAGTTATATTACAATGAAAGCCGCTATTGATTTAATTGCGGATCCATCATCACCTTATGAAAAAATTATTATTGTTAGACCCGCTGTTGAAGCTGAAGAAAAATTAGGTTCATTACCGGGGAATGTTGAGGAGAAATTGGATCCTTATATTTTCCCATCATACTATTTAATGAATAAAATTATCGGTAAAGAAGCTAGAGAAAAATTAAAAGAAATTGATGTTATTGAGGTTTTCGCTTTAGCTTATATGAGAGGTATGAATATCGATAATTCGATTCTTATTTTTGAGGAAGGTCAGAACTCATCACCAAGTCAAATGAAACTATTATTAACCCGAATAGGATTTAATAGTAAATTTTTTATTTCAGGGGATGTTGAACAATCTGATAAATATAAAAACAAAACCCAAAGTGGATTATGGGATGCAATTGAAAAATTTAGGGACGGTGGAGACATATCTGTTTTTGAATTTAAAGATAAGAATGATATTGTTAGAAATAAGTTGATAACTAAAATTTTAGAAAAATACGAAGAGTAATGAGAATTGGAATTGAAATTAATGGTGTATTGAGAAATACAATCGGAAAGATTGAACAAACCTATCAAAAGTATATGATAGATAAAACAGATGGTCTTGAAAATGAAGAATCGTTTGAATATGGTATGACATTACCTGTTGATAGTTTAACATTAAAAGATCATTTTAAATTCCAAAATGATGAAGAGTTATTTTCATTTTTATATGAGGAATTCCCTATGGAAATTTTTGGTCATTCACAATCTTCCGAATATTCAACGTTTAACGATTTAAATGAAGTTTATATTAATTTACGAGACAATCACGATTTAATGATAGTTTCGGATGAAATTGGTAAATCTAAACCCGCGTCTTTATTCTTCATATCTAAGTTTGGGTGTCAGTTAGAAAAAATAAAATTTTACAGTAATTACACAATTAATTCTATGTGGAATGAAATTGACCTTTTACTTACGGCAAATCCTGCTTTATTATTAGATCATCCTTCAGATAAAATTATGATTAAATATGAAACTGAATATAATAAGGACATAAACGTTTCCCACTCAATAAAGTCACTTAAAGAGTTGGAAAATAAACTAAAAGATATAACAAAATGTTAAAAATACTCGGAGAACATTATTACTTAGATTTAGATAAAATCGAAGAATTTACAAATGTACCACCCCCCGAAGACTTTAGTGGTATTTCGGAAAACCATATAAGTGTTGTTAAATACGATATGGTTAAAATGCTTGTTGAGATTTTAATGACTGAAGATAGTCAGATTGACGAGACATTAGGAATGAGAAGTACTGAAGTGTCAATACCATTTAAACTATCCTTTAATAGCTTACTAAATAAAAAATTAATAAACAAATACTAATAATATGACTCAAGAACAAATTACGAAAGTTGAAAAATCAATTCAAAATTTAAAAGATAAAAATTCTAAAATTTTTCTTTTAGTTCAAGATACTAAAGGTCACGCTAAAGCGTCAATCGCTTATAGTTACCGTTTAGGAATAACCTTATCAAAACAAGGGTATAATTTAATTATCTTACATGAGAAATCAGATTATACAGGAGTTTCGGAATGGTTAGGTTCCGAATATATGGAATTACCTCATCAATCAATTGAAGGTCAGAATTTAGAAGTTTCTCCTGAAGATTTCATTATTATACCTGAACTTTATGGATTCGTTATGAGTCAAATAACAAAATTACCTTGTGGTAAAATTGTGTTATGTCAATCATATGACCATATGTTAGAAACATTACAACCAGGTCAAACTTGGTCTCAATTAGGGTTTCACAAATGTATTACAACATCTGAATTCCAAAAAGAATACATCTCAAACGTTATGAGAGGGGTTTCTATTGATATCATACCTCCATATATTTCTGAGGATTTCAAAGCTCAGACATTACCGCCAAAACCAATGATTGCGATTCACTCTAGAGAACAAAGAGACACAGCAAACATCATTAAAAATTTCTACATTAAATTCCCACAATATAGATGGATCACATTTAGAGACATGAGAGGGATTACAGAAAAAGAATTCTCAAACGCATTACAAGACTGTTTTCTTTCAGTATGGGTTGATGAAACAAGTTCTTTTGGAACATTCCCACTTGAATCAATGAAGTCAAATGTCCCAGTATTAGGGTTAGTTCCTAATCTTGTTCCAACATGGATGAATGAGGATAATGGTCTTTGGATTAATAATAAAAATCAAATTGTTGACTTTATCGCAGATTTCTTACAAAATTGGTTAGAAGATAATGTTAATGAAAAAATATACGAATCTATGTCACTAACATCTAGTGAAACGATTAGTAAATCTGATTTCGAAGAAAAAGTAATTACACTTTTTGACGGATTCCTTCAAACAAGATTAAACTCATTTGAAGAACAATTAAATAAACTAGAACCAGCAGAATAAAAAACAAAAAAATCACATACTATGGAAAAATTTGATGTATCAGTAATATTACCAATTAAATCATCTAAAACAAACGGATTTGCGGAATATTTCGAAAAAGCAATCACCTCTCTTAAAAATCAAACAAAAACAATCAAAGAATTAATTATTGTTCATACAGATGAAACATCTTTAGTTGAGTTTTTAAATGATTTTGATTTTGGGGATTTAAGTGTTAATAAAATCGTATGGACAAAAGAACCTAATTTCTCGGAGCAAGTGAATTATGGTGTTAGATCATCAGAATCTAAATGGGTTTCATTATTTGAATTTGATGATGAATACTCTAACATTTGGTTTAAAAATGTGGAAAAATATTCAATCTCTTATCCTGAAGTTGACGCTTTCTTACCTATCGTTATCGACACAGATGAAAAAGGTCAATTTGCTGGATTCACTAACGAAGCAACTTTTGCTTTAAATATTGCTGAGGAAATGGGGGTCTTAAGTAATGATACTCTCCAAACATACCAAAATTTCCAAATTTCAGGAATGGTAATTAAAAAATCATCATTTGTTGATTACGGATTATTAAAACCATCTTTTAGATTAACATTTGGTTATGAATTCTTTTTAAGAATGACTCATAATTCAGTTAAAGTTATGTCAATTCCTAAGATTGGATATAAACACATCAATTTACGTGAGGGGTCTATATTTTGGAACTATAAGAATGGTAATGATATATTAACTGACGATGAAGTTAGATTTTGGGTTGAATCAGCAAAAAAAGAATATTTCTTTATTAATGACAGATCAATAAATTATGAACCACAGTCAGTTTAATGAGCGAAATTACAATTTCACCAGACACAACCGATGGTGAATTAAAAAAGAAAGGTAGGAAACCAAAACAAGCTAACTATTTTGATGTTCGAGAAGAATTGGCTGTGGTGAGATTCCTATCAACGGATTCGTCGGATGAAAAAAATAAGATATATAATGAGTTTTTAAGAGAACCATTAGATAAGATGATTTCCTCAATTATTAGAAGGTATAAATTGTATCGTAAAGATATGGATTTCATTGATATCCACACCGACACACATTCTTTTCTAATGACAAAGATTGATAAATTTAAACCAGCTAAAGAAAAAAAGGCTTATTCATATTTTGGAACCATTTGTAAGAACTATCTAATGGGTCAAATTATTAAAGATCAAAAAGAGACCAACCGAAAAATATCATATGAGGACATATCATCAAGTATTGAGAATAGTCCTCAATTTTCGTATCAAATTGATGGTGATAGTGTTGATTCACAACAAGTTATTAAAAACTTCTTAATGGAGTTAGAAAAATTCTTAAATGAAGAAAATTTAAATGAAAACGAAATTAAACTGGGTCATGCATTGTATGATTTGTTTAATGATTATGAAAATATTTTTATCGGAACATCAAATAATAAATTTAATAAAAATATAATACTTTTATCGTTAAGAGAAATGACGAACTTATCAACAAAAGAAATACGTAGTTCTATGAAAAAATATAGAATAATCTATGTTAATCTTGTTGAAAAAATGTCTAAATAAAAAAAAAGGTTAAATATTTATTGTAATGGGAAGACCAAAAAAAAAAGAGATTAACTTAACGAAAGAATCTATTCTTTCTTTATTACAAGAAATCTACAATGAACTTGTGGAACAACGAAATACTGCTATTAGAATACAAAACAAAATGTTAGCAATGATGAAGGAACCTGAGGATATGACTCTCATTGGTCCTGTTATTGAAAAACAACAAAAAATAATCAACGATTGTGTTGAAAAGAAATTATCCTTGTCCAAATTACAATCATCAATTTGGGAAAAATCAAGTTCATCCACTGAATCCTTTTCTATTGCGGATTTAGATATGGATGACGATGTTATTCAAAATTTAATTGAGAAGGATATTGCTAAAGACGATACATATAAAATGAAAAAATAATTATGGCATCATTAGACCTTAGTTCCGATTACGAGGAGATACAAAAGAAGATTTCCGCAACTAAAACGTATTCCGAGTTAAAAAAACAATACGCTGAGACAAAAAAGAAAAATGGTGAGACCTTTGAAAAAAAGAAGTCTGACGTTACCACTAGGCTTGATGAAGCCAAAAAAGAAGCAAAACGTTATCAAAAACAAATTAAAACTCAATTCGAAGAATTATTAGATTTAACTAAATTAACTGGTGGTAAGGGTAACACAACCAAATATGTTAAGAAATTGTTATTACAATCCTTAAAAAATATTGAACCAAAATTATTTGAAATTTTAACCGAAGAGTCTTTAAATGCTGTCGGTTGTGATCAACAACAGACATTTAATAGTCAAACCCTTTATATTAAAGTGTCATCTATTGATATCGGAAACCTTCTAAAAGTAGATCCGACTAATAATCTTGGTAAAGTATTATATGAAAAAGACCTAATATTGATTCAACAATACCCTTTTTCTTTAAATAAGGAATTATTCAGACGTATTGAAAGTGGTCAACCTTATTCGGTTGATAATGGTCAGTTATATATAGGACAATCTGGTCAAGATCTTTTTGATATACAATTTGTTGAAACAGACAGTTTAGGTCAAACAGGGCCTTGGTATAAAGTAACATTACCTAATAGATTTAATAACGTTAATAAAGTTGGTGAATTTATGGTTGACTATTATAAAACAATTAAAATTGTTGATTATCACAATATAATGTCTTCAATAATGAATGCGTTATCAGGAGCAATATCTATACAAGCAAATATCGGTCAGTCACAAGCCGGTGATGAATCAAAATTCGAAATAATAATACGAAGAATTTTGGGTCTTTGTTTTGATAATAAAGCCGAAATTGATGTTAGTGGTATCGCTAAAGTTTCTGAATTAGACGGTGTTGACGACTCATTCTTTGAATTTACCGAAATTGACTTGAGAAATATTGATTTAAAGGTTAATAATATTAAAAATGGTGTTGTTGAATATGAAAATTGTGATAACATTAAATTACCTGTAGATTCTTTATCAGTTTTAAATTCATTAAACAATTTGTTACATATTCCTGATGGTGACTTGGTGGATGCCGCAGACAAATTAACTAAATCATTAATAGATAATCCTGAATGGACTGGATTAAACATAAATGTGGAAGCCGCTATTGACACAAACTTCATTAAATTACTAACTCAAGGGTTGATTTCGTCAATTTTAACCCCAAAAATATTACTACCAATTTTTACCATGTTACAATCCTTAGGTCAAAGTTATAACATTAACTCTTACATGGATTTTGTTAAAGCCTTTAAAAGTTACGTTATTAACTTAACATCGAGAATTGGGTCATTATTTGTATTTGAATTATTTCAATTAATTAAAAAAGACATTAAAAACTTAATAAAACCTGTCATTGTTGATATTAATCTTGAAAAAAAACATAAACAAATTGTTATGATTATGAAATTAGTTTCATTATTATTAATTGTTGGTAAATTAATCATGGATTGGAAAAAATGTAAAAGTATTGTTGATGAGTTATTAGCATTGTTAAAAATTGCAACCACTAAACCAAGCGTTGGTGGAATACCCCTTCCATTATTATTAGCCGCAGAATTACTAGACGGATATTCAGAATCAAGAGCGTTTCTTGGAACCATTGAAGAAATGCAGAAATTGGGGATTCCAACAGGAGCTATGCCGGATGGTAGTCCTAATTTAGATCTTTTAAGTAAATTTGCTCAAATGAGATCTATGGCTAATGAAGATGCGGAAAATGGTAAATTAACAGTCGGAATACCACAATTAGCAATGTTACCTTCAGGTTTCACGATGCCAAGAAAAGCGGGTGGTAAAAAATTATAATTATGGTAAAAAATAACACAACTGAAAAAGCTTTAAATATTATTAAAGATTATAAATCACATTCAAATAAAGATTTAATCTTTGTTATGGACATTATTGAAAAAGATTTTAATGTTACTAAAGAATCGTTACTTAAGTTAACCCATCATTTAGATAAGTTAGAATTGACTTATGATACAATACTAAAAGAATTAGAATCAAGAACAAAACATGTCGGTAATAAATAGAGATCAAATAATATTTCCGGGTACGGTCTACGATGACCAAGACCCAATGATGTTGGGTAGACTTAGAGTTATACCTGAGGGGAAAGATTATAGTGCTATGATTAAAAGTGTCCCTAACTTTGATGAAGAGACGGATAAGTGGTCAAGCAAAGATCCTCTTATATTTTTACCTTTACTACCGTTTTTTATAAGTCAAACTCCTAGAGAAAAAGAATATGTACATATAATATACCAAGATAAAAATTTTCCATTAGAGAATAAATTTTACGTACAAGGTCCATTTTCAGCTCCAACAGAAACTCGTCAGGAGGATTATCAAGGTATGAAAAAATTCCTTTCATCCGGAGATAGAATTAAAGATAAAAGAAGTATTAGGAATATTGATGGGACATATCGATACGATGGGAGTAAAGGTGTTTTTCCAGAACCTGGGGATAACTCCCTTTTAGGTCGAGGAAGTGCGGATGTTATTGTTAAAGAAAATGAGGTTTTGATAAGAGCCGGTAAAACTAAAACATTAAATAGGGACATTTTTCCTGAAGGGAATAACCTAAGATCCTTTTTACAATTATCTAATTTTACTCAAACAAAAGTTTTGGGAGAATCTAAATACGAAACTAAGTTAGAGGAAATCGTCGCTGTAGTTAAAAAAATGGTTATTTGGAATATTGATAATCTTGAAAATAAATTTGACAATTTTAATGGTTCGGTTGGGTTATACACTATATTACCAACGTCAGATATTGTAAATACTAAGAACTTTAAACCCAGTACTATAGATAAATTATCTGTTGGTACAAATTATTCAGGACCATTAGAGGAAATTAAATTCACTAATGAATCTTTTGATAATGTGGTTTTTTTAATTAATAAATTTATCTCAGGTTTGTTCAATGGTTATCTTGACATAAAAGGATACACCGTTAATAATCAACAAAATGTTTCTAACGATTCGTTCCCATTTATTGTAACCCCATCAAAGTTAACGTATAACACGGGTATTAAATTTTCAGAATCAACATCAACTAATGATGTTGCTGAATTAGCAAATTATGTTAGGTTTCATAGTAACATTACATTAACCCCTGGTAAAACAACTAATGGGTTTTTCTTGGTGTCGGAGAACAAAAATGGAACACCCTTATTAGGGCCTCAATCTAAACTTAATAGGGAGAAAATAACTCCAGTTACTTTTAATAATGATACAATCAGTTATAGTATATTGGGAGGGGAAAGAATTTATCTATTATCTCAAGACCCAAAATTACCAAGTTCTAAAGGGTCTATTGATATTCAACAAACATTATACGGTATCCCACAGGATAAATTTATTGGTAGTAAAAATAGTATTGAGAATTTGACATACTCTACGGTACGTGGTGATGAGTTAATGATTCTACTTAGAAAGATATTTTCATTTATTAAAGGTCATGTACATCCAACCTCTTCTATGCCTCCTGTTCCTATATCTTCAGGTAATGGTCAGACCACAACAGAGATCGATGAGATACTCGCTAATGCTGAAAATTCCATCTTAAATAAAAATATCCGAATTAATTGATATTTATTGAATAAAGTATTCAATGTCAATTAACAATTCGTATTTCAGTAAAAATAACACGATAGTATCTAATAGTTTTACCAACACTGGGAGAAACCCTGTAACGGAACTATTTTACGGCTCTTTGGCGACGTCTCAGTTTCCAAATGGGTATAGTCGTTTCATTTTTGATTTAGATCTTTCTTTATTAAAAGAAAAGGTTTTTGGTGGTACTATCAGTACCACTTGCCCCGACACAACTAAACATACATTAAGGATGACTAATACGTCATGGTTTAATAATGAACTGTTAAACACAAAAACGTCTCAGGCAAGAATGAGAGCAACCTCATTTGACTTAATCTTATTTAGAATTCCATACATCAATGACGATCCGTCAACACCACAAGAGTGGGATGAAGGGGTTGGTTATGACTTTGCGGATTTAATCTATGACTATAGCGACTTTGATAAGAACTTCTCTGACAGACCATCCAATTGGATTCAAACAACCACTATTGGAGTTTGGACTGAACCAGGGATATATGACAACACGAATATGGGAACTGTTCCGTATAGTGGATTAACTATTGTTGATGTGCAACATTTTGAGTTTGGTGATGAAAATATTAGTTTTGACATGACCGATGAAATTAATAACATATTAAACGGTAGTTTAACTAATGTTTCTGGATGGGGAATTGCTTATAAACCTCAAATTGAAAATATAGTCGGAGTAAGTGATGCGTATGAGGTACAATTCTTCACAAGACATACTCAAACATTCTACGAACCATTTTTAGAAACCAATTATAACGATTTAATTGACGATGATAGAAATCTCTTCACATTAGGTCACGTTAATAGACTTTATCTTTATCTATACGACAATGGTCAACCTATTAATTTGGATTACTTACCAAGTGTAACAATATTGGATGCGTCTGGTAGTCAAATCCCAGGGTTAATTGGTTTAACAACTTGTCAAAAAACTAAAGGAGTTTACGAAGTGGTAATACCACCATTATCTGGGTATAAAACACCTTGTACTTTTTCAGATCAATGGAATGGATTAAGTTTAAACGGATTTTCAATCCCATCCATAACTAATGACTTTACGTTATATCCATATAAAAACTCAATCCAAATAGGAACAACATCTTCTGACCCTAAATTATACGGATTTGATTTTTACGGTATTAAACAAGACGAGAAAATTTTAAATACAGATATTAGAAAAGTTGGGGTGATAATCAAACAAGCGTATAGTACTCAAAAGCTATTACAAAAAGTCGATTCTTATTATCGAATTTATGTTAGAGAGGGTCAAACTGAAGTACAAGTACAAGATTGGACAAAAATAAATAGGACACCAAATGAGTATTTTTTCATGTTTGACACTAGAGATAAAATCCCAAATGAATACTTTATCGATATTAAAGTTGAGAGCTCAGGTGAGGTGAATACCTATAAAAGACAAATAAAGTTTCAAATAGTAAATACTAAATAAAAAAATAAAACTATTTATATAAAAACAAATTAAAATGGAAAATTATATTATAAATGAATGTATTACTAATAATGTCCACATTCTTTCTTCGTCAGGGTTAACTTCGGGTGCCACAATAGAGTTTGATATTAACGAGGCTCGATTTTGTGGTACTGTTGGGGCAGTAACAGGGAGCGGCGAAACTCCAAACATATCCTTCATTCAACTATACGACGATTCTTGCGCGTGTTTAAGTGGTATTACAATATTAGATGAAACTTTAAATTTTAAATTTATACGATGTGGCACATTAGAAGAGATTTCTATCGAAGCTACTAACTTTTGTAATGATTTTGGATTACCCACAACAGGTATTACTTATGAAATACGATTTGGTGCTGAAACACCATTTTGCGGCACTTTTGAAGGGTTAAGTTCAACGGGAGTAACAAATTATTCATTCGTTTCAGGACCCTTTTCACTTTGTGAAGATTGTGGACAAGAACCACCTATAAGTGCGGGTACAGAATATAACGTATGTGTTATCGATTGTAGTGGTAACACAGTATCAATAAGTCCCCCACACCCTACTTGGACAAATGAACAAGGTAAAGCAGTAGTTCTATTAGACGCAATCGTTTTAGGGGGGATGAACGGATTAAATAATTAAATAATTTATTTATATAATATGAAAAAAATTATTAAACTAACTGAATCTGATTTAAACAGACTTGTTAAAAGAATCATTAACGAAGAAGAATTCGATGATGAAATTGGTAAACCTAAGTTTACTGTGGAACCACATGTAAGAATAACACCAAGAGAAAAAGATATCGAAGGGTTATTCGGAAAATATAGTAACCAAATTCCTGCGGATATCTTACGTTATATGAGAAAAAATCCTCAGTTGGTTATGGACAGATTGTCAGTTATCTATGGTAAAAAGTTTTTAGACTATGCTGATAATGCGTATAAGAAAAATAATAAATACGATTTTTAATCATTATCTTCCGTAAACGATAATTTTTATTTATCTTTGTCTTAAGTTAAAAACGATATGAGAAAAATGTTTAAAAGATTGTATGTTAAATGGATTATTTGGTCTAGATATAAAGGACTTAAAAATGTTGAGGAACTAACCGATAGCCAACGAATTTGTTTGGGTATTTGTAGATCTTTAATAAACCACCCGAATTCAAAATTCCTTATCGCTCCTCTATCAGGTGAGCGTTATATTAAAAATACTGTACTAAGATTGTTTGTCGTACTTGACGATAGACATATTAGTGTAACTAACCATGTGTACCATTATGATGTAATATTACACGATAGAGAATGGGACAGATTAGTTAGAATGTATGACAGTAGAACTGAGAAAATACGACAAGAATATAAAGAAGAGGTTAAATCCCAAATTAAACATTCTCTACGATCAATCTTAGATAGAGTGGATTCATCTGAAGGATTCCCTCAAGACACTCTTGATGAAACTCCTTAATGAATTATTTTCAACAGGTGTTATTTCAATCCACTCATTAACAGTGTGAACATCGTGTTCAGGTGTATTGTAAGACCCATCAGGATTTTTTTCCCAAACACCGACAACTTTTTTAATATTATTTTTTAATGTTTTTTGTTTTTTCTTGTGATTAAATTCGGTATTAACAAACTCTTGAAACGGCCCTAAATGTTGTTTTTTCCATTTTTTTAATCCAATCTCCATAGGACCATTATATAATCCAGAGGTTATTGTTGTACCAGCCTCTTTAATTGGAACCATTTTAACCCCTTCACCAGGTGTTTGATTAATATTATTACCATCATCATCACTCGATGTTAAATTCGGATGTTTTTTCAAATAATCAGACTCTTTCTTGGCTTTACGTTCAATCTTTTTAATTTGTTTCTTTGTTTCATCCATTTTGCCGTCATAACTATCATACGATAACATTGCATCATTATCTTTCGATACGGGTGTATTAAATGGTTGCAAAGCCGACTTATCGAACTCTTTTGTCCCTGGTTGCATTGGGCCAATATACGATCCTCTACCACCACCATCATTTGTCGCCTCTGAAACGATCTTTTGTTTTACCTTATTTATAATATCTCTTAACATTGTGAAAATTATTTCTTATATTTATAAATACATTAAACTATTAAAATGGAAGAACAAAAAATATTTGGAAAATTATTTAACTCAATACCATTATTGAGTGAAGATCATTTAGATGTATTATTACAAACAATGGATAAGGATTCATCACTATACGTTCTAATCCAAGCTGTAAAATATGGACACGAATCGGGCGTTTATTCATTGGGTGAATCTGAAGTAATCTCAAAGTGTATTAGAATATTGTCTAAAATCGAGGAAGGTACTGAAGACAAATCTTTATAATAAAAAAATCGATAAAGATATTATCCTTATCGATTTATTTGTATAATTTAAATTAATTAAAGTAAATCATTATTCCCCATTGGAGGTGATGATGCTGTTGTTGATGTTACCCCAACACCCGCTGGAGTTGTTGATCCACCCGCTGGAGTTGTTGATCCACCCGCTGGAGCTGTTGATCCACCACCCGGTATCGATGATTGTTTAGAAAGAGCTGACTTAACAGCTGCGGCTGTTTTAGGACCCCATTTACCATCCTCAACTAATCCTGATTGGTATTTTTTATTTAAAGCCTTTTGAATCTCCATTACTTTATTAATTGGGATAACAGGAGTAGCTACAGGAGCAGCTACAGGAGCAGCTACAGGTGCTGGTGTTGCCGCAGCTACAGGTGATGCTGGTGCTGGCGATGCTGCTACAGATGGTGATGCAGCTACAGGTGTTGGTGTTGCTGCTGCGACTTGTGCTTGAGCAACAAGTTCAGGTTGTTTAAACCCAGCTACAGCCCCTTTAATTCTATTTCCAAACCCCGGTTTCTCTTCTTTCGGATCCGTTACGGGTGGTATCACTGGTGACGCAGCCACTTTCGCTTGTTCATGTAACCCTAATATTTTTTCTCTTTCACTTTCAGTGATTGTTAATCTATTTTTCATAATGTTTTTAATTATTGTAATTTAGCTAAGATTGCGTCATAATCAGCATTAGTTAATTTACCCGTTGGGGTAGCAACACCAATTGAAGTTTGAATTTCTTTATTAAGAGCTGGAACTATTGATGGTTTTTTGTATGTAGATGTCAATTTACCACCAACTTTATTTGGAAATTCCGTTTGACATGTAAACGGCACCCATTCTTCATTAGTTGGACTGCCATCATCCCTTAATTGAATATCTCTCGATTGTTTTGTCCCATCCCCCCAATATCTAAAAGTATCGCTTATGTAGTAATTTTTCCCTGTAACTTTATCCTGACGAAGATCAAGACCATTTAAACACGGAAACTTTCCTAATTTCTCCATAGTTTCCATAGAGTTTTGTTCGTAATTCGGATCTGGCGCTGGAGTTACGGGTTTGGGAAATAGTTTATTACAAAATGGTTTCAAGTATTTTGTTTCTAAATTCTCATTATTATATAAATCACCCTTACCAATCACTTTGAATTTACCTGTTATGCAATTATAATTAAGAATTCCAATCGCCGCTCCCATAAATATTTTATCAGTTAATATAAAATTCTTATCACTCGATTCATAAAATTTTGTATTTTTAGGAATTTTAAGGGTGCTAGGATGAGCGATCCTAACATCGTTAGGGTGTGTTTCATTCGTTAAAAAATATTCAGATCCAAGACTTATTGAATCATTGGTTTGTTCTGAAATAACATTCAGATATTGTCGTTTAGTTGATTCTTTATGAAGATTTAAAATCCTAGTCGATTCTTCTTCATTTAAAAAATATAATTTTTTCATATTCATTTCTGTTTAATATATAAATATCCTTTTTTTTAAAAAAAAATAACACATACAATTAATAATGAATATATTTATACTGTGATTAAAGGAAACGATTCAGATACAATTAATTACAATGGGTTAGAACGAAACAATCCTAACTTATCGGGTGGAATGGAAGACGATTTAGATACAACGTCCACCCTCTTTTATTATCTTAATAGATTTAAATGTCCGTGAGTTTGAATTCTTCTATCATCACTATAGATTCCAAACTCCATCTTCCATATATAAACCCCATCTTGACATTTTTTTCCACCATATGTACCATTCCATCTGGCTGAGGTATCATGTGATTCCCATAGAATTTCACCCCACCTATTAAAAATCAAAAAGGTAAAATCAGTAATATCTATACCATCTGTGATTACAGGATAGAAATATTGATTATATTCATCATTGTCAGGTGTGAATGTATTAGGAACCCAATACACCATTTCCTCACAAAAAATAACAACAACACTATAACTTTGGGTATCAGACGGACAATCCCCATTGACGGAATAACCTGTTACTGATATATCATATGTCCCAGCAACTGACCAATCCATAGTTAACTCGTCCACTAAATAGTGATCACCATTAACTACCCAATCAAAATTCATAGGTATTTGTGAATTAATCGAATATGTATAAGACACAGATTCCCCCTCACATATCTCAATGACTTGTTGAGAATATGTGAAGAAACCTGTTAAAAATAATATTGTTAAAATTAATTTCATTTTAATTATGTTGTATCGGAGATAGTGTTAGAATTGGTGTTACTGTAACTGATGTAGTTGTTGTGAACGTACAACCAGACGATGTAACAGTATAAGTTAATGTAAATGTTCCTACACCTGATGTGGTAGGACAAAATTGATTACCGACAACCCCAGTCCCTGTAAATACTCCACCAATTGGTGTTCCTACTAAAGTAACACACGCAGCACCAGTACAGAAAGGCCCGATAGGGGTAATCGTTGGAAGTACTTGGTATATTAAAACATTTAATGTTACGGGAGTACTTAAACATCCACTAGCACTTGAAGCAACAACACTTACACCATTACTTATTAACCCAGGAGCAGCTGTCGACCAATCCACAACTATTGAATTCGTTGTTTGTCCGGCAGTTATTACACCAGGTGAAGCAATTGTCCATGTATATGTATACCCCGCACCTAAAGATGGTACCGTATATGTCGATCCATTTGTTTGATAACAAACTGTGTCAGGATTTACTGTTGATTGAGAATATCCGACTAAGGATATTAATGATAGGACTAAGATTAATAATTTTTTCATGACTTTTTATTTTTAATTATGGATTATGTTGCCAACAACTATTGGACTTGGGTTTATGATCGTTACTGTCGCAGTTGATACACATCCAGATCCGTCTGTTACTGTAACTGTGTACGTACCTGATGGTAGATTTGTTGCTGTTTGTGTTGTTTGAATTGGTGATGTATTCCATGAATATGTATAAGGTGCGATTCCGTTCGGTACCGCAGTTGCTGTTCCATTGGTACCATTATTACAAGTGGGGTTTGTAAAAGTTGCTGTAGATGTGCAACAATTTAAAACAGCACCAAAACTATAATTAGGATCACCCAAACAAGCAACACTTGTCCAAGATCCCGTCTCACCATCAGCAGTTGTATTAATGGAAATGTTTAAGTTAGTTCCCGACGCACAGTTTGGTTTTGTTTTAATTGTCCAACAAAATGTCCAAGTACATGCCCCTGAAGAGTTATTATCCCCATAGTTATTACCTGCTGTACCTCCTGAATAATTATAATAAAATCCAGGACCTGTGATAGTACTAGTGGCTGAACTTGTATTACTATTATACCATGTCCACGTACCACTACCTGAACATGAAGATGCGGGTACCTTTGTTAATGTTGTTAAATCCCAACCATTACCAAATGTCGGAATAATACCATGTAACCAATTGGCGGATACTTGTGTATATGTTGTTATCGTATAACAAAATGTTACTGACTGATTAGGTAAATAAGCTCCGTTTATGGGGGATGGTGTTGATGTAAGACTTGAGGTTTGTAAACAATTATTACAATCGTTTGTACTATTAACGGACATGTTAAAATTACCTGACCCTCCTGAAGTCATTCCACTAACTTGTATGTAGTATGTTGTTCCAGGAATTAATGGTTGGAAAGTTACGCTATTATTACCAGCAACTGTTCCATTATTATCACAGTTAACCCCTGAGAGAGTTGAACAATTTGTTCCGATCCATAATGTTATTGATGGACTTTGTAATACAGGAGAGGAACCTGGTGTTATATTTATATTGACTTGAGTTCCTGAAGCCACGAATTTATACCACACATCTAATGCGGGTGAGGGTTGATTACCCCCCGTTTGACAACCCAATAAATAGGTATAAGGAGATGGTGATGTCGCATTTATTGTGGTACCCACCACATTAACAAAAGAACCAACACCACTTGGACATGCCGAGGGTGTTGGTAATGTTCCTAGATTCTGAGCTCCACCACAATCATCGTTTGCTGGTTGAGCAAGAGTTAATATTGAATTTAAAATAAAGGATAATACTATTATTAATTTTTTCATTTCATTATTTTTTCCACAGAACCATCTGTGTATGTTACAACCACAATTCCCCTATAGTTTTCATTTACCTCTTGTCCAAGTAAATTTACCATAGATGATATTATTTTACCACCGATTCTATTATCGATAGAAATCATATTATATGTTACTGAATTACCGTCATAGTCTGTCTGAGTTAATTGGTAATAATTTATATCATCCGAGTAGTCTAAATCAAAATACCCGTATGTGTTAATAATATTTGAATTACCAGCTCCATTAACAAATTGTAACTCTAACCATTCGACAGATCCATTTCTATATATCCCTCTCTCTAATGTGAAATAATCACTGTTCACTTCAGATGCGGTTTTCCATTCTAATGAATTACCATCAACTGTATTGTGACCCGTAAATGATATTAAACTAATAGGTAATGAAACTGGAGTTGATACTCTAATTTGGAATGTTCCAGTATTGTCCCCGCTATAATCCCACACTCTAATCCATATAGTTTCACCTGCAGTTCTACCAGTCACCTCTATATATGACATTGAATTTACTGATGAACTATCATCATTGTATGTTATATATGTTAATGCTGAAGAGGTACCAGAGTATATCTCTATAACAACATCTGTTAATACCAATGCCGATGTTCTGATTTGAAAAGTCCCACCAGAAGGTACAACGACTTTATACCAAACATCACCACCATAATAAGATGGTCCTGTTGGTGTTGGTGCGGTTGTGGATGATGTTGCTCCGTCATTAGTTCCTGTTATATATGTATCGTTAACAACCAATGTAATTGCTCCTGATGCGTTATCATTTGAGGGTGGTTGAGTTGGTGTTGTTATACAGATAATGAATGTCCCTCTAGACCCAACTGTCGCAGCATAACTATAAACCCTAACATAATACACATCACCAATAGTTAAATCTGTAAATAAAACTGTTTCTGGTGATGATGAATAATCATCGACAGCACCCATAGATACTAATGAACTCGTATACCCCTCAACAACTAAATCATTCATAGTCCCTCTAGTCACTGTCATGGTTAAATTAGTAGCCGTTGCTGTGAATTTATACCATACATCATCATCAGATGTACCAGTCGTTGATGAGAGTGTTTGAGTGGCACCAATACTCGTACCCGTTGTTGTAGTTGTACAAGTGGTACTCGAATTAATCGTTAAAGATATCGCCCCATCACTATTATCATTTGGCATCAATGTGGTGAATGATGAACCAATCCATGTTGAATAAGTTGAGCTACCACAATTTGAACGAACCCAATAATAATATAATGTCGAACCAATTAAACTACTTAAATTGGTTGTTACCACACCTGAACCGACAGATCCTGTTGGTGTTGTTGTACCATCGGGAGCGGTTGATGAAGTTGATAAATAATAATCATATCCACCCGATGGTGATGACGATGATGCCGTCCATGAAATAGTTGCAGTCGTAGTTGTAATCGACGAAGAAACTAATAATGTTGGTTCAGTGCAACTAGGTGATGGTTTAATCACAACATTGTCCATATACATATTATAACCATATTCAGAATGGAATTTAAACGCCACATATAAAGTTGCGATATTTCCAGCTCCCGCAGGTAATGTTATTGTTTTTTTGGACCATTCACCCGTAGCTGAAGCCGAACTTACTTGTCTCGGATAAAAAGTTGATGATGTCCATGTGGTTCCGTTAGTTGACCATTCGACTCTCACCCCTTCATTTAAATATGTTCCAGTGTTAAATGAACTACCATTATTTTGGTACCAATAAAATTCAACATCAACACTTGCAGTTCCTGTAGTGACGACAGCCGGAGTAATTAATCTTTCTTCTGAACCACTACTCCCACCTACACTACTATATGAATTGTATTTCACAAAATGAGTACCTTCTTGAGGTGACGCGGCAGTACTAGCGGATGATGTAACATATGAAATTTTAGTTGCCGATTGGACCGCAGCAATAGATGTTGACCAACACGAAGGTATCGTAGCGGCATTAAATAATTGAGTATATGTTAATGCGACTGACGCACATGATGTTGTGAATGTATATGTTGACGACGCAACACTCGAACCACACGCATTTTTAGCTATCACTTTCCATGAATGACTTGTTGACGATGTTAATGTAGATGGTGTATACGAATTGGTTAATACGTTTGCTGTCGGACTTCCAGGTAATGTTGTTCCGATATACACATCATAACTTGTAGATCCAGCAACTGCGACCCAAGTTAATGTTGGAGTTAAGCTTACCCCCGTCGATGCTGTAGTTGGAGAGGATAACGTAGGTGTTGCAGGAACTGCACTAATAACAATTGCTGCTGACGACGCACTACCCCAACAACCACCTGATGTATATTGAGATCTTATATAATATGTTCCTGATGTTGTTGCAACATATGTACTTGCAAAACTTGTAGTTGCAACTCCTGTACTCGTTGTTTGCCAATACCATGTTTCCCCAGCAGGTGCCGAACCATTTGCCGTTAACGTCACACCAGGAGATATACATTGTGGTGAATTTGTTGTCGGTATGCCGGGTGTTGATGGAGAACCAACTATTGTGATTGTAACTTCATTTGAAACCGTAGCTGACCCACAAGTAGGTGTTGATGTACATACTAAATAATACGTACCAACCGTTGTGAAATCTGTACCTAATGGTGTATATGAAGATGAGGTTCCTGTCACGTTTGTTATCGCTCCACCTGAAATTGATCGTCTACCCCATTGTCTTGCGGTGATTGTTCCTCCCCCCGTTTCAACAACAGATACAGATGTTCCATTACTACCTAAACATATTGATTGGGTAGTACTTGATGAAACTACTACGGCAGATAGATTAACACCCACATTTCCTGACACCGCAACATTTTTAGTTGTTGCACTCGTACTAACCAATGTTATGTTTCCTGATGGTGTTCCTGTTGATGCTGTAGATTGTAATCTGACATATATTGTTGTTGACGCAATTGTACCGGCAGCACCTATCACTAACGCTGACGAACTTGTACCAATACTACTTGCAAAGGTAGAACTTGTTGACACTTCGAACCCAACTGGGGGTGTTATTGTTATACCAGCTAACATATTAGTTCCCGTTACTGTAAAGTTTTGAATACTAGACGCAGTACCTGAACACGATGAAAACGCCGATAATGTAGAAACCGATGGCGTTATAATTGGAGATCTCCTCCAACTAAAGGTTGTTCCTGAAGCAGGTTTTGAAGTACTAACATAATTTACGGTTGAGTTATTCGCAGAACCGGCGGATGTATTATTAAGCCAACCCGTACTACCGGTTTTAGTTCTGTTATTAAAATCTGTAGCCGCAGAACCTCTTAAACCTACTTGAATAACTGATGATGTGGATGTCCCCGTATTTGACCCATATATTATATCTATAGCATTAGTTGTCTCATATAATCTAATTTGACAGTTCATGGCGTCTGCTTGCCACGCTGAACCAGTCCATCTATCAACACTTGACCATTGACAAACATATATTCTATTTGGTGATGTTCCCAAAACTTCTGATCTACATATTGATCTCAAATCAAACGCAAAAGCTGAAATAGCAAGGTTTGTACCCCCTGATGACAATGGTGTATATTGAGTTGTTGATGGGGCATTAGACCCTAATACAAGAAAACCATTTGTACTTGGTCTTGCCACAGTATATCCAGTTCCATTATAAGTAAATGTAAACGGTATTGTAAAACTATAATTTGCGTTATCTGTTTGAGTAGCATTGTGTGCGGTACCACTGGTGATGGCGGTATAAGTTCCAGTACTTTGTGAAAATGTGTAGTTGGTTGCAACTTGTGAGTGGGACAAACCAAATGCCCATAAAAAAGTGATAATAAATAGTATTTTTTTCATGACATGTATTTTACTATAAATATACATCAATAAAACAATAATATAATGAAAAAACTATATGAATGTATAAATACCCCCTTCTAGTTATTATTTATGAATAATTGATAGATAAACTATAGTATCTTATTAGACTTTCTTATGTTTTCTTCCCCCCACATAGGTTGAAGGTTATCTAAACACCAACATTCCATAAAATTACTATCCCCCATTTCAGAAATATTAAACGATGAAATGGGTCTAATGTGATCAACATGCCACTCACCATAGTTGTCCCACGTCATACCCTCAGTGAATTGAACCTCTAAATGGTTTATTAATTGTTCAGGTGTGTATTTTAATACATCAAAATAATGTTTGTTCTTTTCTACATTACTCTCCTTTAATACCTGATATATTGCAGTTCTGAAATAAGAGATTAATTTATAGGTGGGGTTAGTGTCTCTAAGATGTTGTTGATAATCTCGTTTTGTTTTTCTGATTTTATCTATGTTTTTTTCTCTCCATTTTTTTTGATACTCGTTTAGGTGGTTCCTATTTTCTTCAGACCATTTTTTGTGGTTTTCACTTTTTCGTTCCTTCGTTTCGGGTTTTGAATTGTATTTTTTCATCGCAACTTCTCTACCACCAATATTTCTTCTACCTGATGGACCCATCTTAACACCGTTCTCTTTTAGTATTCTTAATATTTGTTGCTTGTTTAATCCTAATTTTTCTGATATTGTTTGACTCCCAATCAAATCCTCGTTATACATCTTAAGAATAACATCTATTTCTTTTTGTGATGGAATATATTTCTTCATAATTATAAATATACAACATTCTACCAAAAAATCAATTGTTATTTAATTTAAATAAAAAAAGGGACAATAAATTGCCCCTTTTGAGTGTAATACTTTAAGATTTTGATTATCTCAATTCTCTTAAATCGAATGTTCTAACACCATCAACGGTAATGCGGCCATAAAACCTGTTGTTCACCATTTTTTTCGCGTATCTTGTCATTATACCTTTAATCGGTGTAAAGTTGAACGGATTGTACATTGTAGGTGTTAATTGTAATGGTACGTATGGTGCGTAGATGTAACCTGTGTCTAACAATGACGTTCCTTTGTGTCCAATCAAAACTTGGTTTGGTGGGAAGTAAGGGTCACGGAAAACTTGGTAACGACCAGCTAATGTTCCAACTCTTTCAATACCCATGTTATATTGGTCTTGTTCAGGAGAAGCATTAGATACGTGGAAGTATTCTAAATCGTCAAAGATAGCAGAAACCTCAGAAGAAACAACGATCCAGTTAGCCCCACCTCTTAAAGTAGATTTGTGGATTTGTGCTGACAACTGATTGATTGCTGTAATCAATGTTTGATTCCAATCTTTTTGAGTGTAGTTAGTTGTAGCAGAAATTCTTCTCCAACCATTGTAATCCCAACGTAAGTTCCATGCTGCACCTTTACGTAAATCTCTAAGGATTTCACGATCGATTTCAGCAGCAACTTGTTCAGACAATAAAGCTGTTAATTCAGCTTCAGCATCGATGTTATGGAATGCACTAACATCTTGAGCTAACTCAGGAGACCATTGTGCTCTTAATTTTCTTTCAGTAACAGATACTGTAACAGAATCCAATTCGAAAGAAACCTCACCGATTTTATCTTCGAATTCCATTTCTTTGTAACGTCTGAATACTGCTGTAAATGCAGTAGGATCAACATCAGCACCAAGAGTAGTTCCTGTGTAACCATCTAAAGTAGAAGAACCACAATCAGCACATGCTGGACATGATAAATCAACTTCTAAATAGATACAACCTGTTGGTGAACAGATGTCATTGTATTGACCACCATTACCATTAGATGGCCATGTTGTTTGAGCCATACTGTTTAATCCTGATACAATTCCTTGACCGTATTGTTGAGTAACAACTCTGAACAATAATGAATTTGGTTGGTGAGCCGCGTTAAAAGCGTTTTGACATTCAGTTGACGCAGTACTTGCAGACCATGTAGAGTCATTATAAGCTCCGTTAGCGAAAATTCTTAAATCAGATAAGAAAGTTTCAGAATCATATTCGTTACCATCAGGTCCGATTAATTTTCCTGTACCTACATTTGCAAATCCACACATTTTAATAATTACTTTTCTAACGTTTTGGTCGTTTAATTCACCATCTAAGTCAGCTAAAGCACCATTACTCCAAACTTGGATATCTGTACCAACAGTAACTGCTGACCATTGTCCTTTAGAGTAATCGAATAAACCTGGAGGGTCTAATTGTCCTTCATTTCCTTCATAAAATAAATCGTAAAGATTTTTCTTACCGTAAGTTGAAGAAGTACCATAACCAACACCAGCTTGTCCTTGTGCTGCAGTTAAACCATCAACCGCACCGATTGGTCCGTAATGTTCACCTGATGTACCATCGTAATCATTAGCTGGTGTTTGAGCAGTTCCTCCATCATACCCTTGAATTTTAGGTACGAAGTAGAACAATTTACCGATAGGTAAGTTCATTGCTTGTACAGATACGATTTCATTCGCTAATAATTTAGAGAATACACGTCTAACGATAGGGAAAACTACAGTTTCAAATGAACCTGAAGAACCTTCTGAAGTCGCTTCGTTTATTAAGTGAGACGCTTGATTCTCATATAACTGAGCTACGTTCTCTTTTAGGTGACCTTTAAGGCCTTCTAGGAATCCTAATTTATCCCATTTGTTAATAGTATCTTCTTTAATAACTTTAAGGTGTTTTAACCCTATGTTACCAACAAGACCTGATTCTAATAATGCTCCCATTTTAATTTGTTTTTGTTTTGTTTTTTGTTTATTTTTATTTTTTATTTCATTTTAGACATTAAGTCTTTCATTCTAAGGAATTGAGGATTTTCATAAGTTTTGTTCTCAATTAAGTTAATTGCTGAACCTGTCGTTGGAGCGTTTTCAATTTTACGTTCAAATGACTCATTCATTGATTGACTTGTTGTAGGTAAAAGTTCGTCTTTAATGGTTTTGTACAGACCCTTAGATTCTTTGATTGATTCTACACCGTCGAATCTTCTTAATATATTGATTTTTTCTTGTTTTGATGTTGAGTGTTCAGTGAACAAACGTGTAGCGTACGCTAGGTTTGAGTTGAAGACTGCAACTTCATTCAATTTATTTCTGAAGATATTTAACGCTTTTCTGTATTCTTCGTTCTTTTCTCTAAGAATGTGTAATTCTCTTGTCTCGCTTTCTTTAAGTGCTATATTAAATGCTGATCCAGTTCTTGGTTTTGGTAAACCACCTTTTCGACCTGCTCTACTACCAGCTCCTAATGTGCGAACACCTTCTTTGGTTTCTTCTTTTTTAACTATACTGTTTTTTGGGTTACGAGCCGCTTGTTCTTTATATTCAAATTTAGCTTTACCCGTTCCAACAGATCTTGAACCTAGTTTCATTTTTGTTTTAAAACCTGTTCCTTGATTTGGATTTTTAGAGTAAGTTTTTACGTTAGGGCCTTTTCCCATTCCAACACCTTTCGGTTTGATGGTTCTTTTACTTAATTTAGATTCGTACATATCTCCAAAATCTTCTTCTTCTTCATCAAAGTCTTCTTCTTCTTCGTCATCAAAGTCTTCTTCTTCTTCTTCGTCATCAAATTCAATTTCGTACATAACTTCAGTGTCATCATCTTCTTCTTCAGTGTCTGTATCTCCAAAAATTTCTTTAACGATAGTATCGATATCATCGTCATCTTCGAACATTTCTTCTGAATCATCATTCATGTTGAATTCTTCTTCTTCGTACATTTCTTTATCTAAACCCTCATAATATTGGTCATCTTCTTCTTCATCCATTTGTCCTTCAGGATTAAAATCATCATCACTCCACTCGTCTTCGTCACTTTCACCAACAATCATATATTCTTTGTTTGCTTCAGTATCCTTAAGATTAATATTACCCCCAGCATCTTTTGTTACTACGATATTATCTTCAGGCCCCATCAATTGGAATACACGAAGAACTTCTTCGTCTGATTGTGTTGTTAGGTCAATAGGTTCTTCTATGTCGTCATCTTCCATGTAACCCATGTCGTCATCTTCCGTATCGTCTTCCTCCGAGTCGTTATCAACATCCGCACCCATGTCACCCATGTCTACATCTGCATCGTCTTCAATCTCATCTTCAGACTCTTGTTCAAATAGAGATTCTTTTACCAATTCTTTGATTTCTTGCGACATTGTTGAAGCAAGTATTCCTTTTGCGTTTTCAGCAACCGCTTCTTCCAAATTTTTCATTTGGATGATTGCCTCTTCTACTAATGATTTTTCTTTTGCCATTGTTAGTTTTATTATTTTTATATATAAATACTATCAAATGCGAAAAAAGTTTAAATTTAAACTAATTCGTATTGATTCACTTATTCCTTAATAAATACTACCTATTTGGTAAAAAATAAAAAAGGAGACCTTTTGGGTCTCCTTTTAATTTATTTTTTAATTTTAATTTACTCAATCACTTCATCAATTTTACTTTCCGAAATCGCTGTAATCCTCCAATTTTGGGTGTAAGCCTCAAAAATCTTAGTTACTTTAGCTTCTACGTCTGTTGGCGTATAACCATTAACTAATTTTTCTTCTCTTAATTTTTTTACTTTTCCTGTCTCAGAATCAACTGAATCGACTGTAATTTTTGCTACGAAATATTTTTCTCCTTGTTCCATATATAATTTTTTTTTATCTGTTTCCCAAATAATCGTTCAATTTTTTCATTAAGTCAAGCGATTTATTTCCAGATTCACCAACATGTCTATCTATTGACGTTCTTTTTTCTTCTTCAATATTCTCTTCAAAATTATTTTTATCTTCTTTATTTAAGAAAAGGTAAGCACCTGGTGTTGATGGTGAAGAAACTAAATCGAAACAAATTAATTCATAATCTCCTTGTACTTCATTCTGTTCACCAACCTTTTTTAAAGAACCCACACCTCTTGATGAGATACCTAATGTTACCCCTTGTCTTAAATAATTTGCTGCGATATCTCCTTTAGTTGAAACAATTCCTCTTTCGTGGAACCCTGGACTTGTTAACAATTTTATTTTACCCATTAAGGTCGGCCCTTCCCACCAAACCTCGGTTATCATATGAGACACTCTATCCAAATCGATTAATGAAGACTCGGGATGATTTAACTCAGATAAAGAAGTTCCTTTTTGAATTAATTTTTTATAATTTTCAGCTTCTCTTTTAAGAATTTCTTCTGGGTATACTCTTCCGTTTCTATTAGGGGTGTCGTATTTTTGTAAGACCGCATAAAACTCAAATGGTTTAGAATGATCTAATGTATTCGCTGATTCTAGTATATAAGAATTTTGTTCACTTTTTGGTGAAATGTATCCAGCATCGTACTCAATAAGAATCCCCCTCCCCGATTCTCCGGGTTTTATAATTTTTAAATCCATCTTTTATTTTAATTATAAATATTAAAGATCGGCCATTTGTTCCACCATTTCTGTTCTTTTGCCCTTTTTAGTTAAATAAAAATTGAAATATTCGTTTTCATTAAAATTTTGTTGTAGGATATCTTTTGTTATTTTTTTAAGTGAATCACGTAATCTCATTGATTTAAAATCTATTTCTTGGTCTTTTAAAAAGAAATTAATTTCTAAGTTTAAAAAAGATTTTTTCCCTGTTGTTAATCCACTTGATCGTAAATCCAGATCTACAATAAAACCTTCTTCAAATATATTTCTATCTATACTACTATGAACGATGTGTTTTATTGACCTACTTAGATTTAAAACCACTCTGTTCCAATTCTCTGAGTCTTTTATTGGTTCTACCCATGTTTGAAGGTTTAAGTAAAGGGATTTAAACTCAATTGAGTCTACTGTACCATATACCACTTTTGTTGATTTAAATCCAAGGATTTGTGAGGTTTTCCCCTTTTTCATTAATTTCCATATTTTATTAGTTTATTTTCCTAAAAAATAGGTATATTTGTATAAATAGTCAAAAAAAATAAAAGGTAGGGGTATTTCTAATATATGTTAATAATTAAAGTTGAGAAGGGTAATATCGATAGAGCCCTAAAAATGTACAAAAGTAAAGTCATTAAAACCAGACAAATGTCTGAGTTAAACAAACGTAAAACATTCATTAAACCATCTGAAGATTATAGATCTATGATGGATAATGCTAAGTATGTTCAGGAAAAGTATAAATCTAATGAAGATTAAAGATTTTCTTTAAGGTTTTTTAATTTGAAGTAAGATAATTTATCATACTTTTCTAATTCAACCTTTTCAATAGTTTCGTTTATTCTATCTAATGTGTTAAAATCAGAACCTCTTTGTAAATTCTTTAGTTTTACAATTATATCATTTTTAATTGTGTCAAAATCTTCTTTTAATATAGAATCATCTGTAGATAAGAATTTTATTACTTCTCTTTTTTCAGACTCATTTAAACCATCAATATAATTTGTAATTGTTTTGTTGGCAACACTTACCATTGTGTTTAACGGTAGTTTAATAATTTCTTTACTAATTGGGGTGGGAACCATTAAAGATTCTTTAATCAATTTTTTACTTTTGATTTTAGACTCAATAGTTAATACATCGGTTGAAAATAGTCCATCAACGGTTTCGTATAGGTTTTCTGACTTAACATTGTTCACCCAAGTCTTTAAATTATTTAAATCGGAAGGTTTAATTTTGTTAATAGAATTTTCATACATAGTAACACACTCGTATATGTAGTCATTAACTGTATTCTCGTTTAAACCTTTTTTAGAACTTAATTCATCGTACAAATAAAATATTTTACTAATATTTTTATTTTCCAATACTAATTTTTTAAAATTCTTTAATTCACCTTTAAAAGTGTCATTAGAATACGATTCTAATAACACTTTTTCTATCTTAGATTTTAATATACCAAACTTAACCATTTTCTTTTTTTATTATAAATATCAATCTTTTAGAAGTTTACTCAATTGATCCTCCATTTCTCCTAAAGAATTTTTTCCTTTGGATAAATCAATGTATGAATCTTCGTCAGTTAATGAGTTTGATTCTAATAGAATTTTTAAGTTATCTCGTTTAAATGATTCTGGTGTCATTCCCGCATCTCCTCCTGGTTCAGGTCCTGGAGGTGGTGGTGGAGCCATTGATTCTCCTCCTCCCATATCACCGCCTGGAGGTGGTGGTGGAGCTCCTGCTCCCGCATTTGCTGTCGATCCTGATTTATTACCATACAATTTATCAACATTATCAAAGATACCGGAATGAGTGATGATTGTTGCTGTGTTAGTCAACTCTGCTCCAACCGCTTTCTCAATACGTTGTTGTTGTAAATCAAGTTTAATTTCTTCGTCTGAGAATCCTAAAATATGTTTTTTAGCCCATGATACCGATACTGGAGCAATTCCTTCAATACCCGCAACAGCGTCTTTATATAATAAAATCTTCTCTTTCCACAAATCAACTTTTAATAAATCTGCTTGAGAAGATGGATTTGTTAGACCTAACGTAAAGTTTGATAACTCGTCCTCAAACCCTAATAGGAATAAGTGAATAATCGCAATCTTATTCATTTCAGCAATCATACATTTTTGAATTCTATTAATAGTTCTTGCGAAACGTATATCCATTAATGATAAATCTTTCCCACCACCAACAGGTTCTTCAAAACCTAAGAAAGCTTTAGGTACACGTAGAGCGGTTAACAATTTCTTTTGAATATATTCAATATCCGCAATTTCAGATAAATTGGTTGCTCCCGGTAATGTCTCAATTGGTGATGCTTGAGCTGGATCACGAACAGGTATAAAGTAATCTTGGTCAACAGCCATTTGATTGAAACGTAAATCTACATTACCTGTTTTTGAATCTACAACTTGATCTCTTTTAAATTTGTTCGCCACACGTTGTACATATGCCTCAACGTCTTTGTCATCCATATTACCAACAAAAACTTTAAATACTCTTCTTTCTGGAGCTCTTGATGTTCTATAGATTAACATCGCATCTTCAGATAACAATAACTGTTTCCAAATACGTCTCGCTTTTTCTAACATAGAAGTTCCGTATGGAAGTTTTCTATCATCACCTAATAATCTAAAGTGGGCAATTTCCCATGAATTAAATTCCATGTCTTTAACCTTCCACTTAAATCTCAGACCTTTATTTTCAACTGGTTCATCAATGTTTTGTTTTGCTGCTTGGGACGCGACACCTCTCTCCAAACGTTCAATTTCAATGTTCGGTAGTTGTTGACATCCAATAATACCTTTTTCAGAGTCTAATTTTAAATAAACGAAATTATCCCCATATTTACAGTTGGACAAAAACACTCCAGAAGTCCTTGAAAATGAACCATTTACGTCCTTACCTAACACCGGAAAGTTATGTCTATCGTGTTCTCCGTTAGGGCCAACAGCCTCTAAACAATAGACATCTGATGTTTCATTTAATTTAACAACAGAAACAACTTTATGGTTTAATAAGGTTTTTTCTTTTGTTTTACCTAAATAAATCGATTTTGCTTTTATATAGTCTTTATCTAAAATAAGGATTGGTTTAATCGACAAAACAAAATCAAAATAATTTTGATTTGTTTTTCTAAAAATAACTTTATTCAGTGTGGTTGAATTAATTGATTTACGTATATCTTTCCTTAAAGTATAATTTTCTTTAAAAAAATTAAGAAAGTCCTCGTCATTTTTTAATAATTCTGATAATTTATTAATTCCGACATAATTTTCAGAATTTATAATTAAATTTGATACGTATTCTAAACAAGCATCACTAATTTCAATAGTCATGCGTTTTTTAGTTTTTTCTATAAATTCTTTAGACCCCCAATTATTCAACATTTTTTCAGAACGAATTTCATTATGTTCTGTATGTAAAACACTATTGTTATATTGTTCAAAATATTTAGGATATATTCCTGACATTTCCTTAGATAGTCGTTCTCTTCTTTTATCTGACCTTAAATACTTATCAATACCGTCCATTCTTTTTTTAACAACTTCTGGTGACCCCAATATTTTATCAAAATGTTCTACATGTAGTTTAAAATGGTCTGAATGTGTTAATCTAATTAAATTATTAGGGGTATTATTTAATTTATTAAAATCATTGTGATGTGTATCAAATTGACAACCAATAGATTTTTCATAGTCTAAATCCCTAACACACTCATGTGCAACTAAAGAATGTGTAAATTTATATTTAGTGGAATTAGGGTTATACACTTTTTCATATCCCACGATACAATCTTTTTTCTTTTCACTTTTTCTACTATAAAACGGCATCAAAGATTGACCTTCAGTTAAATTGTCAGCTCTTTTATATGACCCATCTCTAAGCATATATTCATGATCGGGTGTTGTGTCAATATACGTTCCGTCATCTAATGTGACTCTTATTAGTTCACTATCCTTTCTAGTTAAGTCGCACCATATAATTTTACTAGGGACAATTGACTTTGTTCCGTCTTGTATTGCGTAAGACCATATCTCTTCATTGTTTTTTATTCTATCAGACAATTCTTTAATAGTTATCTCGGTACCATCTAATAATGGTATCATACTATCTTCTCTAATAGGGGTATTTCTCACCCACATAGGTAAGTTTGTATTAACATCCATAACGTTATTAAACAAATCCGCCAATATTGATTTGATTCTTTTTGATTCAGAATATATTTGTAACATATATCCGTTCTCATCGACCGTTGTTGATTCTTCTCCATAAATGTCTAATGCTGCGGATATTTCTGGAGTATACTCCATACTTTCATAATCGTAAAACGACGCCAATCTTGTTGGTTCATAATAAACCGATTGGGTATACATATTACTTTCAATCTTTGTCCACTGATTTGCTAAGTAATATGTTTGTTGAGCTTGTAATAACTCTTTATCGTATTCTTGTTTAGATGTTGTTTTTAATAAGTCTTTTCTATCAAACTTATATGTTGGGTAATCTTGGTTTAATAAGGCGTTTGGGCCAAATGCGTGTGATAACCTCTGCCAAACCGTTAAATTTCCGTTGTCTCTATTTTCCATATGAATATTTTAATTCTATTTAAGATAAATATATGAAAGATCCAAAGTAACTGAATGGTTCTATTTTTTTTACCTATTCAATTTCCTTCAATTATAAATCGTTCAGAATTAGTTAAGATGATGGATTTGTTGTTATAACTGTTGTATCTAGATCTCTTACGTAAATTCTTAATGGAGATGGTCTATCTGCTCCAGAGACATACGCGCCGGTTTGTCTACTACCACATCTAATTAAATTACCACTAAAATTACATACAGACATTACATAATATGAATATATGGTACCAGGTGTTAATCCATTTATAATAAAATCGGCTCTATATGTGGCAGAACTAGCGTCAGAATCCCCATTTATTCTAAACCAACCATTATCTGGTGTAGTTGTTGATCCTGTTGTTGTGTTTAAACCTATCATTTGAACAGCAGCACTATTAGAAAATAAAATATCAGCATCAAATATAATTTCAACAATACCACTTGTTGGTGCTGTAAATGTTATTTTAGCATATCTATTAGTTGCGTCTGAATTACAGTTAATAGCTGTAAAAACTGTTGAACTTGCAACAGTATGTGTTGCAAGTGTTGAAGCGGTTAATTCGGTTATGGCGAGAAGTTTACCATTATTTATTCCGCCACCATTATAAGTTGTTGCCGAGATTGTATTGGCCGTTAACCCATTTGTAAAAATAGTAGCCCCACTTACGGTTCCACCGGTAAAGTCGCCACTTAATGCCATTAAATTCCATACTGTAGTATATTGATACGTATTACCATTTGAGGTGTTAGTGTATCTATCACCAGCAACTGCGGTGTGAGTTGGTGCCCCAGTTCCTGTTGCGACTGTTAATCCTTGATCGGTTTTTGTATATATTATCGCCATCTTCTAATTATTTATTAATTCTGTGCATATTATTTTTACTTGATTAACGATTAGTCTATCTTCAGAACTCATTTCAGAAACGAGTAAACATGTTACCTCATCATTATCGCCTTGTATATCTAATCTATTTACATCAGAGGTATATACTACATATACCAATGGGTTTTTTTGGGTTAAACAAAATATCTCAAGTTCCAAGAATGAAATTTGTTGTTCTTTAGTTAATTCAAATATAAATCTTGGTGTAACCTCAATTTCATTGTTTTCTGGTATAATCATCAGAGCTTGATCTGAATGTCTATATATTATTTGTTTAACATTTTCCATAATTTTATAATAAATAAGTTGTATCTTCTAACATCGTACCCCCCACTAAAATATTTGGAGAATATGCTGTCCCATATGTTGTATCGGTAAATGTGTTTGAAATTCTAAATCCAACCGCACAATTATCGATTACCGAATAAACTTCAACGTCTTGAGCTGTCCCCGTATTTGATATTATTTGTATTGGAGCTAATCCATTTGCAACCTTTAAATATGCCTGATTAATTAATTGTATTTTACCTCCCGTTGCCGTTTTTCTTAATAATCCCGATTTAGAATCTGATACCGCACATAACAATTTACCACCACTTTGTTGGTATGTACCACCAGAGATTAATAATGTTGGTGTACTAGTTGCTGATTCTGTGGTAGATCTTAATAATTGTATTGTCCCACTTTTATTATTTAACGTACCTGTTATATCCGCCGATTTATTGATATGTGAAAATATACCATACACGTTAATCGTTCCAGCACAACTAGATATGTTTCCAAAATTAGTTTTATATAAATTTAATGTTGATGTTGCGTCAACAGAAATAAAGGGTACAGATGAATAAGTAGTGTATGAAGGTCCTATTACATTATCTAATATATCTAAAGTTGCTGAATTTGTTAGAGTTATGTTTCCAATACCATTAATACCTGAAACTATCGACGCCATACCCGTTGCTACCACTTTTGCATTAGAAACAGATATACTAGTTGTAACAGTTGCAACTGTAGTTGAAACACCCAGAAAAATTGATGTTCCTCCAACCACCGTTATATTACCGTAAACCACACCATTAAATGTACAAATTCCTTGTACAGATACAGTTCCTAATATTTTACCATTAAATGTTTGTAACAAATCCGTATTACTTGAACCCAATGAGTGAGCAGTACCCGTAACGGTACTATTAACTACACCTCCACTACTTTGTATTGAAAGATTCCCCGTTATTCTACCACTTGTAAATAAATATCCGCTAGAAACTGAAGAAAACGCTGTTATCGAAGTTGGACAAATTAAATCACCATCAAAAAATATAGTAGCGAATCTTAGTCTAATACCACTCAAAAGTCCATAATAATTACCCTTTATGGTAGATACTCCACCACTTTCAATATCCGCAATTGACCCAAAATTCGCTAAGAAACTATCACATAATAAATATAATGAATCAAATTTTGAACTACCATTTTGATTACAATCTATTTGATATCCAGTACCACTACTCGAATATGTTGTTGGATTTAAAAATACTTTTACAACTGAACTCCCATTTATAGATAAAAATTTACTTGATGCGGATGTTCCGTATAAAAAACCACCTTTAAATACTATTGGTACTACAGGACTAGTAGGTGATAACAATACTCCTGAGAATGATATGGTTGAAGTTTGAGCATTTATAAAAAAACCTTGTTTAAACCAATTAGAAACCCATACAAAATTACCGTTCAGAATAAGTTCATAAATAGTCCACCAAGTTGTAGTAATAGTGGCTGATGCTGTACATAATTGACTTAATACAATTGTGTTGGATGTCTTACTAACAACCACTGAATTATATGGGATGCCAGTACCAGTAATAAATTGTCCTATAACAATATTAGCCGTAGAACTTACTGATGTTAATGTCGCACTACCATTTGCAGTGGTTGAGGTAACCGTTCCCGTATTAGTTATGTCTGATAATGCGTATTCTACTGTTAAGTATGGTGTGTTAATATTTCCTCGACCTGTTGAATTAGTCCCATTAATTGAATCAACATAAATTTTATTAGCTTGTGGTGAAGAACTCGCTGGTAAATTTTGATAAGTTGTTGCCGATATTGTTGTAGCACTAACCGAATTCATCAATGTATTACCAGTAACTGTTAAATCTCCATTGACTGTTAAACCAGATACACTATCAAACGATGCTGATATGTTAGGTTGTCCTTGATTTTGTTCTATAGTAAATGTATTTGTTGTTGGAGAATATGTATATCCAGTGACATACGTATCAAGACTTGTAAATGCACTTAGTGGGGTGTATTCAACATCACCATTTGATGAATTTCTACTTAAAATTTCCGTATTTGAATTATTAAGTGTTGGTACATAATTTAAGTTTAAATAAGGAACATAAACCGTATCATTTGTTGAACCTGTAATATTTTGTCCACCTAACACCACACTTCTATCTCCACCAACAACTGAATTGGTTGAATGGATAAATGATGTATTACCGCTGGCGATTGCGTTATAACCAGCAGAATGGGAATACGAACCAATAGATGTCGTACTATAACCTTCGGAGTGTGATGAAATTCCAATTGATTTTGTTAAAAACCCTTCAGAGTGTGAACTTTGACCGATAGAAGTTGTTCCTTGTCCTTCGGCGTGACTATTATCGCCCGTCGATATATTTCCAGTTCCTTCAGAGTGAGAACCCGTACCTAAGACTATTGTCGCCCACGAGCTACTTAAATTAGTATAATCTGCAACATAACTACCAGTGGTAATCGTGACATTATCTAATTGTATTGTAAAGTTTGGAGCTGAATATGAAATTGTATTATAAGTGTATAAATTATTATCTAATATGACTTCACCCCCACCCAAAGTAAATTGAGAGGTGTAATCAACATTATTCGATATGGTTATTAACCCAGCAACTACTGAGGATACTGGAAACGCTCTCCAACCTGATTGTGTACCATAACCTTCAGCGTGGCTGTAATTTCCAAATGTTGTTGTTGATCCACCTTCAGCGTGGCTCTGATTTCCATATGTTGATGATCCATAACCTTCTGAGTGACTATAATCCCCATAAGCGTATGAATTATATCCTTCGGAGTGTGATGATACCCCATATGATACCGTTCCCGTTCCTTCTGAGTGTGAATAATTACCAAACGCTTTAGTACCATCTCCGGCGGAGTGGGTACCATTCCCTAAGGTAGTGGTCGCTAATGGACTATTTAAATTTAAGAAATCAGCAACATATGTTCCAGTATTGACGTTAGCATCATTTAATTGAATTGTAAAATTTGGTGAACTGAACGCAATTGTGTTATATCCGTATTGAGTGTTATCTAATATAACAATATTACTATTAAATATAGAAGTGTAATCTACGTTATCTGATATAGTTATTAAACCGGACACTACTGATGTAACAGTAAATCCCCTCCAACCGGAAATAGTTAAATTACCTTCTGAGTGGGAATAATTACCGATAGCTTGAGTACTAGTACCTTCACTATGTGAATAATCACCAATTGCTGTTGTTATATAACCTTCTGAGTGTGAACTATTACCTATAGTTTCACCACCATATCCTTCTGCGTGTGAATTAATTCCAGATGCGATTGTACTATTACCTTCTGCGTGAGAATTAGCTCCAATTGTTTGAGAACCAAATCCTTCTGTGTGACTATATTGACCGTCTGCCGTTGTTTGGTTACCTTCAGCATGTGAATATGATACAGATGCTATTGTTGAATAACCTTCGGAATGGGAATGATCTCCGGAGGATCTAGTATTATTACCTTCTGCATGGGAAGCGTCTCCTGTGGCTTGAGTCGAAAACCCTTCTGCATGTGACCCATAACCAGACGCTAACGTAATATCACCACCCGTTTCGGAAAAATCACCTAATGCTTTAGTACCATTACCTGTTGCATGGGCACCAGTTCCAGCAATAAAATTAGCTAATGGACTATTTAAATTTGAGAAATCAGCTACATATGTTCCAGAATTAACTGTAGTATCATCTAATTGAATTGTGAAATCTGGGGAAGTAAATGCAATGGCATTATATGTATACACTCGAGTATCTAATAATACTTCACCACTATTAAATATAGAAGAGTAATCTACGTTATCTGATATAGTTATTAAACCTGCCACTACTGATGTTACAGTAAATGCTCGCCACCCGGCTGTCGTTAAAGTACCTTCAGCGTGAGAAGTTAGTCCAATTGCTCGAGTTCTGTCACCTTCAGCATGAGAATAATCGCCAATTGCCGTTGTAGTAGCACCTTCTGCGTGTGAAGAGTACCCTGCTGATATTGTTCCGTAACCTTCAGTGTGAGAATAATTACCAATAGCTTGAGTACTAATACCTTCTGCGTGTGACGCTTGACCAGCAGCTACTGTGTCACCACCTTCTGTGTGAGAACCATATCCTGGGGATACATTACCGTCACCTTCAGCGTGGGAATATGGTCCACCATACACTTGATCACCAGTCCAATTGAGAGGGTTTAGATTTATGTTTCCGACAACCGCGGTTGTAGTTGTTATACTAGTATCTATTAATAAAATTTCAGTTTCGGTTCCATTAAACGATGTTGAGTCAATTATTAATGTGATTGTTGCGTAACTATTATCATACGCCAAATCATTAAGATATAAATAATTTCCTGAAGGATAATCGGTTGATACATCACCATAGGATCCATCTAATGTAACTAAACCAGCCGATACTAATATTGCTAAATATCCATTATCCCCACCGGTTTTAGTACTATAACCTTCAGCATGTGATGCATAACCAGATGCTACGGTAGTGTCACCTTCTGCGTGACTATATTGACCTACTGTTGTTGTACTAGCACCTTCTGCGTGTGAATAATCACCACTAGCTATTGTAGCAGCACCTTCTGTGTGTGAATGACCACCATATGCTAAAGTAACTTTACCTTCTGCGTGTGAATATGAACCAGATGCGATGGTACCTTCACCTTCTGCGTGTGAATAATCCGCAACTGCTGTTGTGATATTACCTTCAGCATGTGATGATTTTCCAGATGCTGTTGTACTAGTACCTTCTGCGTGAGAATTATTTCCAATAGCTACGGTATTGTCACCTTCGGCGTGTGAATAACTACCAGATGCAATTGTACCAACGCCTTCTGCGTGTGATCCAATCGCTAATGCCGTTGTACTAGTACCTTCTGCATGTGAATAATCACCGGACGCTAATGTTAGAAGCCCTTGTGATGTTGAACCTATAGTTGTTGCACTTGTTTGAGCCCCCCACGCCGTAGAATCATCCCCCAGAGCTAAAGTTTGATTACCCCAAGCAACTGACCTATCCCCCGTAGAGTCTAACCCCGTACTATTAATCGCTTTAATTGATGCGGTTCCTGTAGTTCCTGATGTCCAATACGTGTCTGAAACTATTGGTAAATTTTGATAAGTTGTTGCCGATATTGTAGTAGCACTAACCGAATTCATTAAAGTATTTCCTGTCACAGTTAAATCACCGTTAACGGTTAATCCTGTTACAGAATCAATAGTTGCGGTTAAATCAGGTTGACCGTTGTTTTGATTAATTGTAAAAACATTTGTATTGTAACTAAAACCTGTAACATATGTGTCAGGATCTATTGGTAAATTTTGATAAGTTGTTGCCGAGATTGTATTCGCAGTTAGACCACTTTGGAATATTGTATCTCCCGTCACGGTTCCCCCGCTTAATGGTAAAAAAAATGAATTTTCTAAAATATAATCTTTTAAATCATCTATTTTAGTTTCACTAGTTGTTCCTGTTGGGTTTATATAACTAACAAAAGGGACAATATCGGTTACAGTGTAACCTGTATGACCAATATATGGAAGTTGAGATATTTTTACGTTTGACATTTTATTTTTTTTTCTATTAATAAATAGTTTATAGTATTATAATTTTCGACCCATCTGCTTGTAATACAAAAAATCCGTCTCCTTGTAATAAGAAACTAGTTGTATCTGTAGGGGTTGGAGTTATCGTTGGGGTTATTGTTGGAGTAGGGGTTATCGTTTCAGTTGGTGTAATACTTGGAGTAGGGGTTATTGTTTCAGTTGGAGTTATTGTTGGAGTTATTGTTGGAGTTATTGTTGGAGTTGGTGTAATAGTTGGCGTGGGTGTAATTGTTTCAGTTGGAGTTATTGTTGGAGTAGGAGTTACGGTTGGGGTTACGGTATTAGTTGGTGTTATTGTTGGGGTTACGGTATTAGTTGGCGTTATTGTTGGGGTCGGTA